GACATCTTCTTGGATTCCTTTATTCCCAACTATTGAAGCAATAAAAAGAAAACAATATGATTTAGCATTTGGAACCGGTGTTGTGTTTCTTACCTCTATTAATTATTGGAGAAACCCCATTGACTCTTGGAGAAAAGACCTAGATATATTTTGTGTTCGTTCGCTTGCTTTGTATCAACTATATAAATCTGTAATTACTGGAAAATACAATTATTTATTTTATACAGTTCCTGGAATAATAAGTTATTACATTGGACTTAACTACTATAAGAATAAACAAACATGGACGTATATTTATTTCCATCTTGGGTTACATATATTAGCAAATATGGGAAATTTTTGTATATTAGATAATAATTTAAAAACAATCAAATAATAAATATATGTTTATCCTATTTATTATTTTCTTATCAGTAACCACTGCATATTACCTTACTACAAATCAAAAAGTATATATAAAAAATATTCTTCAAAATAAAAGTGTAAATGATTCAATAAAGATGAAAGTGAAGCGTATATTAGTAGACAAATATAGTTGGTGGGCGATTGGTCAGGCTAGAATTTTTCAACAAAAATACAAAATAAGATCGGATTACATTAGAAATGCTGAACTTATACAGTCTGCTTTGTATGGATTAAGTAAATCTATGAATTGTTATGATGGTAGTGTGGAAATACCTTATTACAGTTGTTTTTATATAAAAAATGAGTTATATAGATGCTTAACGAATCGCCAACCATTTGGAAGGTACAAACACCATCAATTAATGAAAGACAAAATAAAACCAATCCAGAACACAAGAGTGGAACCTATGTCTGATGAAAGACTATATATTGAAAAGACCCAATATTCTTATAGTAATACATACGATCATCTTCAAGAATACATATATAATAAACTGAATCAACTACAACCAGTTGATAAACGCATCTTTTTGTATAGATTTGACATTCATACTCTTAAAATTAAATTCACATTACACAAAATAGCCCAATTAATGGATCTATCCTACGAAACTATAAAAATTAGTTTAAATAGAAGTAAACAAATAATACAAAACAATATATAATTGTTATAATATAAATAAATAGATCCTATAGTATAATGGATGTTTATTATATTACTGTTGCAACCAAACAACACCCCATTTTACAGAATATTTTTAAAAAAATAAATAAAAACAAAGAACAAATGTATGTTTTAGGAATGCACGAAGACAGATTTATTGGTTGGAATGCAAATGGAAACTTCGGAGTAAAATTAAAAGAAGTATATCGCTTCCTATTTCAAAAAAATATTAATGAAAACGCTATTGTCATTTTTACAGATGCATATGACGTCATTTACAGTGGTAATCAAAAAAATCTTGTTTCCAAATTTTTAGAAATGAATTCTCCGATTGTTTTCGGCTGTGAAACTACTTGTAATCCAGACCCCGATAGACACGTTGAATATACCAAAAAAGATGTCACGTTTCCATATTTAAACAGTGGTATGTTTATTGGATACGTTTGGGCTCTTCGTAAATGCATGCAACACTATGTATATGATGATTCACATGACGATCAACGCTTTTGGACTACAGAATTTCTTACGAAACCCCATCTAATCAAATTAGATTATGAAAATGAACTGTTTTTAAACACATATGGAATCAACCTAGACGAAATCATTTGGCTGAATGAAGTATGTACATATAAGGGCAAAAATCCCACATTTATTCACGTAAACGGACCCAACAAAAACGATTTACATAAATTTTTATAATATATTATAAAAGAGAATAAACATATTCTATTAATTTATATATAAAGATTATTTTATTAAAATGAGTTTGGAAAATAAAATAACAAAAGTAGACGTTGATGATTTGAATATATTATTAGAACAAGAAAAACAGCGAAATAAGGGTGAAGTTTGGATCAAATTAAACAAAACAGCTAGAATACAGAAACTATATGATTATGCGGATAATTATGGAAAAGAAAAGAATATGATTGCAAAGGACATTAGACTATTGAAAAACTTTTTCAAATCGTGTTTAGATAGGAATAAATTAAATAGGGCAAAAGATGTTGTCTATAATAAAGAAACGCGTGAAGTGGTTTCCATTCCTGCATTGCAATTCAATCCTATCACACGTAATTTTACATTGCGTATAATGGATACAAAGCGCGTTTCTACATTAAAATCACTGACACCCAAGAAAAGTGATAAACCAAGTGATGAAAAAGAAAAAGCATAATCAACAACTTAAAATAATGGTGTCTATATAACTATATGAACCTATTATCGCCCTTATTAAAATTTATTATGATGACAACTGCTAATAATACAATAGATGAATCACATGGTATTATACACAGTTTAAATACATTGCATTATGCACATAATTTATTTCAAGCGGAACATATAAACCATCCTGAAATAATTCCACATGAACGGATTATTTATGTATCGTCTGCTATTCATGATATGTGTGATCAAAAATATATGCATCAAGATAGTGGTGCAAAAATAATTGATACATTTTTAGAAAAAGAAATGACAAAACTGGAAATAAAGGCTGTACATAATATAATTACAAAAATGTCGTATTCAAAAATAATGAAAAATGGTTTTCCAGATCTTGGTAAATATCAGTCCGCGTTTCATGCTGTTAGAGAAGCTGATTTATTGTGTGCATATGATTTTGATAGGGCTATGATATATCATTTAAGTAATATAGATGCAGATGTGGAAGCTGCGTACGACGAGAGCGTGGAATTGTTTAATAGACGGATGTTCAAACATGAAACGCACAACTTGTTCACATATGATTTTTCTAAACAGCAAGCTGCAATACTTAAACAGCATTCATTAATGCGAATAAAACAATGGAAAAACATAATTAGGACATTTAAATAATATTACATATATAATTTTCGTTATATATATAAAATTATTTTTCGTATATTTATTAATGGAGATTAACGAAGATGATTGGTTAGAGATATATACTATTATTCACGAGATTGTACATTCTATTATTCATGAAAATATAGCTTTATTCTCTAATCCAAATATTGAAGAATTTATTTGTACAGATACGTTTGAAACATTTCAAAATATGTATGGTATTTATTTAGAAGAATCACCTGATATTTACGAAGATGTGTACGAATTAATTGAACAAATTGTTGAGTTAGAATTGGATAATAATACTATACCCAAACGATCTTTAACAATCACGTTAAATACATATGATAACGTAAACAATGAAACCAAAGATGAAATCAATGTGAAATTGGAGTATCTAAAAAGCATTCCACAGCCTCAACAAAAATCATTGGAATGGTATGACTTTAGGTATAACCTGATTAGTGCAAGTAACTTGTGGAAAATATTTGGAACCGAATCACAACGCAACAGTTTAATTTATGAAAAATGTAAACCACTAGACTTATCTAGATGCGAAACCATGAATTTTACTTCGTCGGGACCTATGCATTGGGGTGTTAAATATGAACCCGTTACTGTATCTATATATGAAGATATGTATAAAACAACTGTTGAAGAATATGGTTGTATCCAACATCCTGAATATGCGTTTATCGGAGCTTCCCCTGATGGAATAAACGTGGATAGAACAAATAATAAATACGGTAAAATGTTGGAAATTAAAAACATAGTAAATCGTGAGATCACGGGTGTTCCCAAAACAGAATATTGGATACAAACCCAAATTCAAATGGAAACATGCAACTTGAATGAATGCGATTTTGTTGAAACACGGTTCAAAGAATTTGAAAATGAAGAAGATTTTTATAACGAACATACGAAAGAATACAAAGGTGTCATTTTGCATTTTATTGATAAACCGAACCTTCACAATGAGGATGATATCATTTCTCAATACAAACCATGTGCTCCTACTTATATTTACAAACCATTTACTATTGAAAACAATAAAACAGATATTGATGAATGGGTACAAGAAACAAAACAATCCATGTCTGAAAAGAACATGGCCTGGTTTAATACAATTTATTGGTATTTAGATGAATTCTCTTGTGTTGTTATTCAACGAAATAGACGATGGTTTAAAGAGGTGGTTCCCAAAATAAAAGAATTCTGGGATACAATCGTTCATGAAAGAGAACATGGATATGCACATCGCGCCTCTAAAAGTAAAAACCAATATCAAATTACATTAGATGGAAATACCACCACATACAATACAAATATTAAAAAGAAACAGCATATATGCCTTATACGTCTTGATGAAAGCGGAAATATAGTCTAATCTATATTTGTAAATCTCAATTTGAAACAATATAAAATCAAATCTTCTTTAAAATATATATGAGTTCTTTTGATAGTGATGAAACAGAAATGTATGTTACCAAACGCAATGGTGAACAAGAAATCGTTTCATTTGATAAGATCTTAAAACGTATAAAACGGATTGGTACGGAAGCTAATATTAAAATTAATTATACGTCGTTGGTAATGAAGGTTATTGATCAGTTATATCCCGGTATTTCTACAACGCAAATTGACGAACTTTCTGCAGAACAATGTGCATCTTTATCGTCCACGCATTACGATTATAATATTTTGGCCGGACGTATTGTAGTATCCAATCATCAAAAAAATACAAAAAATTCTTTTTATTCGGTTATGAATGATTTATACCAGTATACAGATAAACATGGTAAACAATCTCCGTTAATTTCTAGTGAGTTGATGACCAATGTATATAGATTTAGTGATGAATTGGAGGAAATGATTGATTATGACCGTGATTATAACATAGAATATTTTGGTTTTAAAACACTAGAACGTGCCTATTTGATTAAAATAGATAAAAAATCCGTAGAACGACCCCAGCATATGTGGATGCGTGTTAGTATGGGTATTCATGGTAATAATCTTGAAAAAATCAAGGAAACCTATGATCTGATGTCTAATAAATATTTCACTCATGCTACGCCTACATTATTTAATGCGGGTACACCTCATCCACAACTGTCTTCTTGTTATTTATTAGCAATGGAAGACGATAGTATTTCTGGTATATACAATACATTAAAGGATTGTGCTCTTATTTCCAAATGGGCAGGTGGGATCGGTATTCATATACATAATGTCCGTGCAGCAGGTAGTCATATTCGTGGAACAAATGGTTCATCCAATGGTATTGTACCCATGTTAAAGGTTTTTAATAATACTGCGAAATATGTGGATCAAGGGGGTGGTAAACGAAATGGTAGTTTTGCTATTTATTTAGAACCTTGGCATGCGGATATTGAATTATTTTTACAAATGAGGAAAAATCACGGCGATGAAGAATTAAAGGCGCGTGATTTATTTTATGCATTATGGGTCCCTGATTTATTTATGAAACGAACGAAAAGTGATGGAAATTGGACATTAATGTGTCCAGACGAATGTCCAGGTTTGGCCGATGTTTACGGCGAAGACTTTGACACATTATATGAAAAATATGAAAAAGAAGGTAAAGGTAGAAAAACAATGAAAGCGCGTGATTTGTGGTTTCAAGTATTAGATGCACAAATGGAAACAGGTACACCTTATTTAGTTTATAAAGATGCTGCAAATAACAAATCCAATCAAAAAAATATAGGTACGATTAAATCCAGTAATTTGTGTTCGGAGATTATTGAATATTCGGATCATAATGAATCTGCGGTATGTAATCTGGCTAGTATTGCGGTTCCGGCGTTTGTAGAAGAGAAAGACGGTGAAATTGTGTATAATTATGATAAATTACATAATGTGGCAAAAGTGGTTACAAATAACTTGAATAATATTATTGACATAAATTTCTATCCAACAGAAAAAACAAAACGAAGTAATATGAGACATCGCCCTATTGGTATTGGTATTCAAGGTTTGGCGGACGTGTTTATTAAAATGAATATTTCATTTGGAAGTCAACAATCCATTGAAATAAATAAACGCATTTTTGAAACCATTTATCATGCAGCATTAGAACAATCCAATGAGATTGCAATGGAGCGATATCATAAAATAAAGAATACAGATGATAAATCTGTGCATAAATTATTTAATGAGTTTGAGAATAATCTGCGCGAAGAATTGTTGGATATGAATACGACAATTGGAAGTTACAGTACATTTATGGGTTCACCTGCTTCTCAAGGTATATTGCAGTTTGATATGTGGAACGTTACCCCGAGTGATCGTTATGATTGGAATGGGCTTAAAGAGTCTATTAAAACCTATGGTATTCGTAATTCTTTATTATTAGCGCCTATGCCTACTGCCTCTACGTCACAGATATTAGGTTATAATGAATGTATTGAGCCTATTACTAGTAATATTTATAATAGACGTACAATTGCAGGGGAGTTTATTTTGGCAAATAAATATTTAATGAAAGATTTGATGGATTTAAATTTATGGAATGAGAAAATAAAAAACCATATTATTGCAAACAATGGATCTATACAAAACATGGAAGTCATTCCTATTGAGGTTAGGGAGAAATACAAAACGGTTTGGGAAATTCCGATGAAGACGCTTATTGATATGGCGGCAGATCGCGGAGCATATATTTGTCAAAGCCAGAGTTTGAATTTGTGGATTGAAGAACCCAAATACTCTACACTAACCTCTATGCATTTTCATTCCTGGTCAAAAGGTTTGAAAACGGGTATTTATTATTTGAGAAGACGGGCCAGACACCAAGCACAACAATTCACAATTGAACCCGAAAAGGTTGAAAAAAATGATTTGGAAGACGTGGAAGACGAAATCTGTGAAATGTGTTCGGCATAAAAAAACAATTCTACACTATATACACTTGATAATATATCCTTATATTATCAATTATCAACCACGCTCTTATCATCTATATTGTGTCTCATTTTTAAATAACATCGCAGACACGCTTTTACATCTACCATTGAATTATGTAGACCGGTAATCGGTTCAGTTGGGTTTAGATGTGTATATAATTCTTTTAATGAGGGCCATTTTTTCTTGTCTTTTTTCCCATCGGGTGATGCGTGATAAATGTTACATAAGTCGGTACCTTTTTTCATTGTACAATATCTATCTATTCCATGCACGCGTTCGTACATTGTATTGAATGTCATAAAACAATAAGGTGCACTTTTCATTAATTTTTCACGATTTCTTTCTAATTCTACTTGGATCATCTTTTCATCAAAATCTATGTTATGGGCAACAAGTCCTTCGCAGAACATATATGCTTCGTAGAACTTCTCCAAAACCACACAGATATCTCTTCCCTCGTCTCTACATTTCGCCTTTGTTATTTTTGTTATTTCTACCACCTTTTCCGGAATTACAACATCTTCTTCCAAACGCACATAACTATCATATTCCAAAATGACTTTTCTTTGTGATAAATCGTATACTGCAAAACTCAATTGAATTATATGCGGATATTGTGATATAGGCGTCGGTGTCGTTTTACTCTGTCTTGGTAATAATCCAGTTGTCTCCACATCAAATACCAAGAACTTTGTTCGCAATGGAGGTGCGGGCACCGAATATGTTAACTCTTTATTGTCTGTCATTTTACTGTACACTCCTAACAAAACATACTTCAATTTTATACAATTTGAACGTCATATAACTTCTCACATACACTGCGAATATAACTGTACTTACTGTATATCCGATCCAATGGCTCATTCTTTATACTATCTATCAATACATAATTATCTAAAAATTCCGTTTCGTATATTTTATGTATATCGTACCCGACAATCGTTTTTAAAAAAGTATCGTGCAAAAATATTTCAATATTATTATTCACAAACCTTTCCCAATTTTTCACATAACCACTCCATTCATCCGATTCTTTATTCGGTGGTTTTGAATTTAATGTATATAAATCTTGTTTTGACTTTATAAATGCTGTTACGGAATTAGAATTATCTTCTATTCTGTAATTGTAATAGTGGTCTTTTATTTGTACAAAAACAATATTATTATTTTTTCTACGTAAATATTCTGCAAATAATACATCGCAGCATTTATGGTTTATAATATCTGGTTCCTCTTTCACTATTTTATAAAAATCATTTAAAATGTCTATTGACACCATATAACTCCAGTATTCTTGTCTTCGTTTTTTATGATTTTCATCCACACTCTCATAGACTCCACCTAAAATTAAATCGGAATCCCGTAAATCCTCTGTTGCCTTTGTTATACATTGCGCAAAATGGGATGTTCTCTCTATATGATAGGTATCATCGTCGTCGCAAAACAAAATCCATTTATGGTTTTTTCCAAATGTATCAAGTAAATAATTGTAATGTTTCATTTGTGAGGTTTTTTCATTTTGAAGACATATATTTAGGAAGTCACAACTTGCAACGAACGCTTTTATAGCAATTAATACATTATCAAACACGTCTTGTGAACTTACGGATATTGATATGTATACATATACTCTCATTCTTTGATTTATTAGAGAACCAATGCATTCTGTTAAATAGGGTATCCTTTCTTTATTTGAAATATGCGAAGCTACAAAAATACAATAATCTTTCGGATTTATTTCCATTAAATTGTATATCTATTAAATTTTATATTCTAATTTATTGGAATTTAAAAATAATCATATATTATATTATATTTATGGCAGAAACTTCTGGAGAACAATTAGTTTTTGTATTTCAATTAACAAATAAATTTTCTGTGAAAGACTTGAAAGAACCTATTTTATTAATTGCTGATAACACTTTACCTGTAAATCATGATTATAATCATATTATTAAGCATGAAAAAGATACAGACAATACTTTACAAAACCTTAAAATTACAAACGCATTTTCATTATCAGACCAAAAGATTACAGAAGATGTTACTAGTGAACGGACAGAAATAAACAATACTGGATTTATATTAATTTATAGTAAAAATCAAGAACATAAAGGTCTTTTAACAGCTGGCAATATCATTATAGAAGGCAACGGAAATCTAACATATAGATCAGATTTGGAAGTGGTTGATATTAGCAAACTTATAAGTTATGAGATTTTAACTGAATTACCTAAAGACTTTAATAGCAGTTTGAAAGAATTAAAGGACAAATTAATTAGTTTAAAACAAAACGATAAAATATCAAAAAATAAAGCTAATAAAGTTGAATCTGGTGAAAATACAGATGATGCTGGTGATATTCAAGACGTGACCATTTTATTTAAACAAGTAATTACTGAATTTATCTCATTA